GAGTAAGTTTTGAAAAAGGCGACATGCTTGTAGAAATGAGTGTATATTACGCCAGTAAAGAAGCACTCGTTGAAATGGGAGTAGATTTACAAAATACACCCAAGATAGCAAAAGAGCCAGTTATGCCAAAAGCATTTGGAAATTATTGCACTCCGCCAAAAGGTTGGAACGGATAAAAAAATATAGTTGACAATGGTCCATGGTAGTATAAAGTGCTGCCATGGACCGTAAACTAGCATCAATTCAAGTTATAAAGGAACTGTCTCCAATAAACGGAGCAGACGCAATTCTTTGTGCCAAGGTTCTTGGATGGGAATGTGTTGTAAAAAAGTCGGAATTTCAAGTCGGGGACCGTTGTGTCTATTTTGAAATAGATAGTGTTCTTCCTATTGCACAATGGAATGACCATTTACGCAAAGAAGAAGGTAAGAAACTACGAGTACGTACAATTCGTCTTCGTGGACAATTGTCGCAAGGCTTGGCTATGCCACTGTCTATTATTCCGTTGGGTGAATATGAAGTGGGACAAGATGTTACACAAGTCGTTGGCGTTGAAAAATATGAGGCCGTTGTACCCGCTCACTTATCTGGTATGGCTAAAGGCAACTTTCCTGCATTTTTACATAAAACCGACGAAACTCGTTTACAATCTGAGCCAAGAGTGCTTGATGAAGCTATATCCAAAGGTCTTGTGCTCGTTGGTACACTCAAAATGGACGGCACGAGTTTTACCGCATACAGAAGAAACGCCGACTTCGGCGTATGTTCCAGAAATTTAGATTTGAAAGAAACCGAGGACAATGCTCACTGGAAGATGGCTCGCAAGCTTAAACTTGAAGAAATTCTTCGTAGTGAACCTCGCAATCTTTGCATTCAAGGCGAAATGGTTGGACCGGGTATTCAAGGCAATCGTATGGGATTAAAAGAAGTTGATTTATATCTATTCAACTTATACGACATTGACGCGGGTAAATACTTCAGTCACAGTGAATTGATTGAGTTTGGAAAAAAACACAACCTTAAAGTTGTTGATACCGTAAGTGTCATCCAGTTTGGCCACGATATGGTACTTAGAGATGCTAATTATCTTTTGAACATTGCCAATAATCTAAACTATGACAATGGTACACCAGCCGAAGGCATTGTTTGGCGTTCTGCTTGTGAAACATACAGTGACGTTCTTAAAGGTCGTATGAGTTTCAAGACCATCAGTTCAAGATTTTTGCTCAAGTACAATGAGTGATTACTCAAATTTATGAAAATGCCAATTATATATAAAATGAAACCAGAGGAAATGCAATTCGCCAAAGATTATGCAACCTATGTTTACAACGAATCTAGAAAATCAAATCTCAATTCATTCACAGTTAAAAAAGCAAATAAATCCGAAGCTTTGAACTGGGGAATTGTTGGATATGGAGCAGAAATCGCTTGGTCAAAGGTCTGTGGGGTAGAGTTCAAACACAACATGAATGAGTTTCATGAAATACCCGATGATGGAATACATGAAGTTCGTTCTACTGAACATCCGCGTGGAGGATTGATTATCAGAGAAAACGACTCTATTGATAGAAAGTATATTTTTGCTATGTTACGCAATGGGAATGAATATCATTTTCATGGATGGATGTATGGCAAAGAAATACGCCAGCCAAAATATTATTTTAATCCTAACAATTGGAAACCAGCGTGGCGAGTTGATAAAGAACACCTACATCCCATAACAGAAAATGAAATTAACGCTTGCAAAAAAGCGAGAGCTGGAGTAACGTTTGTATGAGTTATAAATTATTTCTTGATGACGAAAGGAATCCAAAGCATGTAACGTGGATAGAGATCCCACTCGGTCCTTGGGTTGTAGTTCGCAGTTATGATTATTTTGTTAAGTATATTACACAACATGGATTGCCAGATTTTATAACTTTTGATCATGACTTGGGTGTTGAACATTATGCGCAAGGTGCCGCTGGAACAGCCCCAACATATGACAACTACAAAGAAAGAACAGGATTTCATTGCGCACAATGGCTAATAGAATATTGTATGGACAATAAACTTGACATACCAGAATATACGGTTCACAGTATGAATCCAATAGGAAGAGATAATATAAACTCAATCCTAACTTCATTTAAAAACCAAAATATATGACAAAAAGAAAATTAAAAATGATTGATATGAAAAATAAAAATATGAACATTGAAGATATAAGTGATAAAAAAGAAACCGGTGATTCTCCCGTTCCATCTTTAGAATCTAGGTTGCAAAGTGCATTTTCGAACGATAAAATTAAGGTTTTATTGATTACGGAACGCATATATGACCCAAACACATTCGAGGCATCCCAAGGAATTAAACTTGATGTAAATAGCGTCGAAGTAAAGATGCGGTGGAGCGTTGAAACTGCAAATCAGCATCAAACAGCAACGGGCATATCGTCCGAAGACATTATTTATAACGCCGTGGTTGGTGCATTGACGGCTTGGGGTACCTGCCGTATGACAATTGTAAAGTAATTACATCGGTTGGTCGGTTATTATATAATAAAGCCCACGAGGTTAACACTTCGTGGGCTTTTTATATTTTGGGCATGAATAATTTGTGATTATGGCACATATATATGATATTTATCTTTGAAAAATGAATATTAAAAAATACATATCATTCTTGCTGATATCACTTTGTACCATAAACATATATGGTAGTGATATGGTACATTCTTTTAAATCATCGTCGTTTAACGGTGTTAATTTTTCAAATGCAACGTTGACGATTGAAAACTTGGCAAGAACTCGCAAACAAGCAATAAAAGAAACCGCCAAATCAGAGTCCGAACAAGCTAAGATACAAGCGTCAAACACCCCCTTAAATACGTTTATAAACAATCTCCAAGCTAGAATATACTCGCAGCTGGCATCGCAAGTAACGGACCAGATATTCAATTCTTCCGGTGCAACGTTTGGTGTAATTAACTTACAGGGCGGATCCACAGTTACATGGCAAAGAAACGGCGATTTTGCCACGTTGTTTATCGTAGACCCCGCGAGTGGAAGTACAACTCAAATAACCGTCCCAGTCGGTTCATTGACACCAATACCGCCCGGATGAAAATATATGCTATCACGGTTATATTATTATCTTTATTTCTTGGTGGGTGTGCTTCGGTGACAAAGACCCCAGGTATACTGGATGCGCCAAGAAGTCAACAATCTCCGCTAGAAAAAGAATTGATGGGATTACCGTCGCCGGATGGACCAAAGATAACAATTGCCGTATATTCGTACACAGATAAAACTGGCCAAAGAAAGGTTGCCGATAACTATGCTTCTTTTTCTTCGGCAGTAACTCAAGGCGCAGAAAGCTGGTTGATTGATTCATTGCGACTCGCGGGTAGAGGGTCGTGGTTTCAAGTATTGGAACGCGCAAATTTAGACAATATAATAAAAGAAAGACAGTTGATTAGCCAAACGCGAGAAACTTTCCAAGGTAAGAATGCGGAAAAACTCACTCCGATGCTATTTGCCGGTATAATAGCCGAAGGCGGAATCATCGGATACGATTCAAATATTCTAACGGGCGGCGCGGGCGCAAGTATACTCGGTATATCGTCAAATGCACAATATAGAAAAGATGTTGTGACCGTATCTTTAAGATTTGTAAGTGTTCAAACGGGAGAAGTATTACTTAGTACCGCCGTAACAAAAACAATTTCCAGTGTAGCAGTGTCGGGTAACTTATTCAAATTCTATGAGCATGGAACATTGCCTATAGAATCGGAATTGGGTTTGACCGCAAACGAACCAAACACCATTGCGGTTAGAAGTGCCATAGACAAAGCGGTTATTGATATAATACAACAAGGTGAACAGATGAAGCTCTGGAAATTCAACCCCAAAAAAGCAACAAAATGAAAAAAATACTAACACTAATGTTTATATTCTTTGGATTGACCGCATACGGTCAAAATCAAATATATGTAAATCAAATAACCACTGCTGGCAGCACAACGCTGATACAAGTCGGAAGTCTCAATAAAATTGGGGTTTCCAGTGGGACACCGTCGGACATAACGGGGGATAATATCCTATTTGAAATGAGACAAATGGGCGACAATAATACTACGGATTTCTCCATTACTGGGGCAAATAACCTTAAGTTATTGTCAGTCGCAACAGGTAACAGCAATACACAAAAATACTACTTAAATGGAGCAAGCAATAACATGAATATTGCTCTAACTGGTAATAGCAACAGTGTATTGTTCAACAAAGACACAACCGTTGACCATACATCCAACAGCGACAGTAGTAAAGCAACTATGACCAACTCTGACGTAATATTGGATGTTACTGGCAATTCAAAC